GTAACGCGTTGGTCACCACGAGAATACCCGTCACGAGCGCGATGGTCCGTTTGGCCCACCCCCGCATCACCCAGTCGTATGCATAGATCACTACCCCAAAGAGTGCGATGAAGATCGCTCCAATCAGCAGACCGATCAGCGGCGGTGTCTCGCGCTGCGCTGAAGTCCCAGCCAGCAGCGTCAGAGCAATGACCACCACCCCCATACCGACATACGTCATACGCTTCCTGTCTCTCCCCCCGAGGCGGGGGGTGGGGGAGTCGATCAAGAGGGGAGGGGTGGCGGTGGCCGAGCGGAAGCTACGCAGTGTGAGGGCCAAGGCGGACCGGGAACGGCCCCCCGACCTGCGCGACGCGGTCCGGTCCGCGGTGGATGCGATGCCGTGGTTGAAGGAGTCGGACGCGGCGATCAAGGCCCTGGCGTTGCGGCTCGCCGACGAGATCGAGGCCGCGGTGGACCGGGCGGAGGAGTTCGGCGCTCTGCGGCGCGAGCTGATCGAGGATGTGTCGGCGTACAAGCGCCTCCAGCGGTTGGAGGCGATGTGCGACCAGACGAAGACGGTCGGCTGGTTGGGCCCCCAGTTGCAGGGGGTGTTGAAGGACCTGGCCGGTAACCCGGTCGCCCGCAAGGCCATGAAGCCCGACCAGCCGATCGGGGGCCGCATTGACAGCCTCCGTGCTCGCGCCAACGTCGCCACTGCTGGGGAAGACGACTCCTAGGATCTTCACTCCGCCGCTGGTCACCGGGCCACCGGGCCCGTGCGGCTGCGGATGTGCCCTGACGCCGGCAACGTCGCTGGGGTTCCTGGCCGAGGAGTTCGCCCAGGACACGGTCGGTATCCCGCTCCTGCCTTGGCAGCGGTGGCTGCTCATCCACGCTCTGGAGTTGCTGCCCAACGGCCGGTTCCGGTTCCGCACGGTCCTGGTGCTGGTGAGCCGGCAGAACGGCAAAACCCGCCTGGTCGAACTGAAGAACCTGTTCAAGATGATCGTCCTACAGGTTCCGTTGGTGATCGGGACCGCGCAGAACCTGGACACCGCGGAAGAGTCGTGGGACCGGGCGGTCGAACTGGTCGAGACGGTCGAGGAACTCAGCGTCCACTTGCTCGACGTGGACAAGACGAACGGGAAGAAGGCGCTCAAGCTCACCAACGGTTCCCGGTGGAAGATCGCGGCCGCGTCCCGACGGGGTGGCCGCGGGTTGTCCGGGGACGACGTCAACCTGGACGAGCTACGTGAGCATCTGGCGTGGGACGCGTGGGGCGCGGTCACCAAGACCACGATGGCCCGGCCGAAAGCGCAGGTCTGGGCGTACTCGAACGCCGGTGACCGGCGGTCGGTGGTGCTCAACACCCTGCAAGCCCAAGGGCGGACGGCGGCGAAGGCGCCGCCTTCGGTCGGGCAGCGGATGGGCTACTTCGAGTGGTCGGCGCCGGACGACGTGATGTGCACCTGCGAGCGGGTGCCCGGCGACCCGCACGCCATGGACTGCCGGTTGCGTGACCGGGCAGCGTGGGCGCAGGCGAACCCGGCGTTGGGCTACACGATCACGGTCGAGGCGCTGGAGTCGGCGTTGGACACCGACCCGGAGGAGATCTTCCGGACGGAGTGCCTGTGCCAACGTGTGCCGGATCTGGGTGGTCGGGCGATCGACATGGGCCAGTGGGCCCGGCTCGCGGATCCGGAGTCGAAGCGTGCCGGTGACCTGGTGGTCGCGGTGGACATCCCGCCGCTGCGGGACTACGCGGCGGTCGGCGTGTACGGGGTCCGCGCCGACGGGCTCGGCCACTTCCAGTTGACGGACTACCGGGCGGGCGTCGGCTGGGTCGTGGACCGGATGGTGGAGATGCGGGACACACTCGACCCGATCGCGTTCGCGATGGGTTCGGCTACCTACAACTCGCTGAAGACCGCGCTCACCGAGGCGGGGATCACGGTTCCGGAGAAGCCGGACAAGCCGAAGCGCGGCGACCTGATCGTGCTGTCGGCGGCGGACATGACCGCGGCGTGCGGGCAGGCACTGGACGTGATCCGGGAAGGCTCGGTGCGGTACGTGCCCCGCAAGGAGCTGGACGAGGCCGCGTCGGGGGCGAAGCTCCGCAGCAGCGGGGACGCGGTGGCGTGGTCGAGGAAGACCGCGCAGTCGGATATCGCGCCGATCGTGACGTTCACCGAGGGCCAGTGGGCGTACCGGGTGCGCATGCCGATGTTGGCCGACGACGACTACGACGTGATGGCGAGCATCGGGTGAGGGGGTCCGCATGTCGCCGGAGAAGGTGACGACGCTCCTCGACTTGGCAGGGCTGGCGTTGTTGGCGTTCGGCGCCGGGGCGGCGCTGTTCCCGCTGATCGGGTGGGCAAGTACGGCCGGGGCTGCACTGGTGCTGCTCGGTGGGTCGCGGGCGATCGTGTGGGTGGCGGCTCCGGAATTGGCGCCGCGGTGGTGGCGTTGGTTGCGTGGTGAGCGGCGATGAGCCTGTTCACGCGGGGCCTGGCACTGCCTGACGCTGGGCAACAGGTCGCGGAACGAACCGGGATGCGCACCGGCGGGCGGCGGGTGGACGACGACACGGCGCGGCGGCACAGCGCGGTGTGGGCGTGCCGGCGGTTGCGCGCGGATCTGCTGTCGACGATGCCCGTGGACGCCTACCGCAGGGTCGGTGACTACCAGGTCGAGGTGACCAAGCCTCCGGTCCTGCTCGCTCCCGGCGGGGCGAGGGTGGAGATGCACGAGTGGCTGTGGATGTCCCAGGACGACCTGGACGGGCACGGCAACGCGGTCGGCATCATCACCGCGGTCGACGGGCTCGGCCTGCCGGCTCGGATCGAGCTACAGGACCTGAGCGGCGTGTCTGTTCGTGGTGTCGGCAGCGAGATCACCGAGTGGAAGATCGGCGGCAAGAAGTACGAGCCGCACCAGATCTGGCACGAGAAGCAGTACCCCAGGTCCGGGAACCCGCTTGGGATGTCGCCGCTGATGTTCTCGGCGTGGACGATCAGCCAGTACCTGTCGGCGCAGGAGTTCAGCCTGGACTGGTTCCAAGGCGGGGCGATTCCCGCGGCGTCGTTGAAGAACACCGCGAAGACGCTGAACTCGACACAGTCGGCGGCGATCAAGCAGCAGTACAAGGCGACCGTGGCCGCCGGGGACGTATTCGTGCACGGCGCGGACTGGGAACTCAAACCCCTGTCTGCGACCACTGCGGACGCGGCGTTCCTGGAGATGATGAAGTACAGCGTCACCGACATCGCCCGGTTCTTCGGCTGCCCGTCCGACCTGATCGAAGGCGCGGTGTCGGGCCAGTCGGTGACCTACGCCAACATCAGCGAACGCAACTTGCAGCTGCTCATCATGAACCTCGGGCCGGTGGTGACCCGCCGCGAACTGGCACTGTCCCGGCTGTTGCCGAAACCACGGTTCGTGAAGCTCAACGCCGACGCGATCCTGCGCATGGACCCCGAGACGCGTGCGAAGGTCCTCGGCCAGCAGGTCAAGGACCGCCTGATCGCGCCGTCCGAGGCGCGCGCGATCGAGAACCGTCAGCCCTTCACCGACGAGCAGTACGCCGAGTTCGACCGGCTGTTCGGTGCTCCCCGTGTGCAGCCCACTACTACAGCGTCAGGAGTGACGTCGTGACCGATACCCCCTGGCTCGCTGGCCTGCCCCGGCAGGAGTTTTACGGAGCCGCTGCGGAGCAACGCCAGTCTCGGTCGAAAGTGAACGGCCTCGGTGGTTATCGTGCGCCCGCCGACCGGCCGCGGCAGCGGCGCAACGCCGAAGAGCAGACCGCCCCGGCGCGGGTAACTTCCCGTATCCGGGACCTGGACGTGCGCGCCAACGACGACGGGTCGGGGCTTCTCACCTACGACGGCTACGCGTCGGTGACGGACGCCTCCTACGAGATGTGGGACTGGGCGGGCCCGTACACGGAGAAGGTCAGCCCCGGAGCGTTCGCCACGACCCTCGCGCGGGCCGACCTGGACGTGCCGCTCGTGCTGCAACATCAGGATCTGAGGCGTATCGCGCGCACCACGAACGGCTCGCTGACCCTGGTCGAGGACGACAACGGCCTGCATGTCCTAGCTCCGAAGCTCGACATGCAGGACCAGGACGTCGCCTACATCGTGCCCAAGCTGCGCAGCGGGCTGATCGACGAGATGTCGTTCAAGTTCATGATCACACGCGGTTCGTGGTCGCCGGACTGGACCGAGTACCACATCGAAGAGGTCGACATCCACCGCGGCGACGTGGCCATCGTCGGCTACGGCGCGAACCCGCACACTGCGGGCGCCGGTCTGCGTGCGGCCGCCGACCCGCTGGACGTCGTACGGCAACTGCCCGACGACCAGGCCCGTGAGGCGTTGAGCGTGCTCACCGCTCGCTTCGGCCTCACCGTCCACACCAAGGCTTCGCGTGCCCTGATCACCGATGAGGACACGCGGTTGCGCGTCATCTGACGCGCGCTTTCCCTGCTGCTTCGCGCATTCCGTACTCCCGCGCCGCGCCGTGTGCCTGGCCTGGGTGTCGCTGCCTGCTGCCCGCAGGGCCATCCAGTACACCCACCCCCGCATGGCGGGAGAGAGGACGAGCGATGACGCTCGATCAGCTCATCTCGCAGCTCCGGGGCCAGATGGCCACGAAGCTGCAGGAGCGAAACGACATCGCGACGCAGCTCGACGAGCTGCGCTCGCAGGACGACATCGACGAGACCCAGCTCTCCGAACTGCGCACGAAGAAGGGCGCACTCGACGCCGAGCTCGACGCGATGCTGGTGCGCCGCGACGAGTTGACGGAGGAGCAGAAGCGGGACGAGGCCGCCGACCGACTGGCCCGCGAGTTCCACCCCGGTGCGACCCGCGCTCCGGCGTACGACCAGGTGGCGCGTGTCGGGCAGGAGGAGCGCACCTACCGGCCGGACACGGACCGGAAGGGCGCGAACTTCGCGCGGGACGTGACGTCCGCGTTCCTGGGCGACTTCAACGCGCGCGACCGCCTGTCCCGGCACATGCAGGAGGAGAAGGTCGAGCGCGGCGGTGCTGTGGCGGGTGCCCAGGAGCGCGCGGTCGGCACCGGGGCGTTCACCGGTCTCGTGGTGCCGCAGTACCTGACGGACATGTTCGCGCCGATGGCGCAGGCGGGCCGGCCGTTCGCTGACGCGTGCCGCAAGCACGAGTTGCCGGCGTCGGGCATGACGGTCAACATCGGCCGCGGCACCACCGGCACGAGCGTCGACAACCAGTCGGCGGAGAACGCGGCGGTGAGTGAGACCGACTTCGACGACACGCTGCTCACGGTCAACGTGCTCACCGCGGCCGGCCAGCAGACCGTGTCCCGGCAGGGCGTGGACCGCGGCATCAACGTCGAGGACACGATCCTGGAGGACCTGTACCGCCGGTACGTGTCCAACCTCGACAACAAGACCATCAACCTGGCGACGACCGGCCTGACCAACGTCGCGACGGCGGTGGCGTACACGGACGCGAGCCCGACGGTCGAGGAGCTGTACCCGAAGATCCCGGAGGCGCTGTCCGGGGTCGAGGCGGCGCTGCTGGACCAGGCGTCCGGCGAGAACATCGCCGTCATGCACAGCCGCCGGTGGTACTGGATGCAGAACGCCATGACCACCAAGTGGCCGATCATCAGCCAGCCGGACATCATCGAGAAGACCATCGGCGCGAACTACGCCACCACCTACGGTTCGGGTGTCCGCGGTGTCCTGCCGAACGGCACCCCGGTGATCGTGGACAACAACATCGCCACGAACCTCGGCGCGGGCACCAACGAGGACGAGATCTACCTGGTGGACAAGAACGAATGCCACCTGTGGGAGGACCCGACCGCGCCGCTCCTCATCCGGGCGGAGCAGACCAAGGCCGCGAGCCTGGGTGTGCTGCTCGTGGTCTACGGCTACTTCGCCTTCACTCACGCGCGGTACGCGCACGCTCGGAAGATCGCGGGCACCGGCTTGATCACCCCGACGTTCACAGGCGCGTGAGTTTGAGACTCGGCAAACGCCTACCTTCAGCTACGATAATCTCGTGCAACGTTGCGGGAAATGTAAGCAGGAGAAGGCGTTTGCCGAGTTTCCGCCTTCGCGGCAGGGCAAGGGCAACGGTCACTGATGTCGTCCGTGTGCGAGCGAGCGGTACAAGGCACGACCAGCGGAGAAGGTTCCGCATCAGCCCCGACCATGCTCGTGGTGCGGAGAGCTGTACGTACCGAAGCAGCTGAAAGCACTGGCAGCGTTTTGTGGCAAGGCGTGTAAGGAGAAGCAGCGGGTCGAAAGCGGGGAGGCACGAGACCAGTACCTCCGTCGGAAGTACGGCATTACAGCCGCAGACTACGACCGTTTGCTCGCTGAGCAAGGAGGCGGTTGCGCGATCTGCGGAAAGCCCCCAACGGAGCAGAAGCGGTACAGCAAGTACCTGCACGTCGACCACTGCCACGAAACTGGTCGCGTGCGCGGGTTACTGTGCGACCAGCACAATCTCCTGCTCGGCAGGTGGGGCGATACCCCTGACCTGTTGGAGCGCGCAGTCGCATACCTCAAAGCGCACGCCTGACCCAGATACGAGCATGAGGACCCGCTAACGGCGGGTCCTTTTGCGTGGTCTGACAGACCGACGGGGGCTCGTTGGCGGACGGGCCCCCGTCACCTTCCTGACACGAGCGGAGCCTCGATGGCGACTGTCCAGGCGGCCTCGAAGCCGCCGCCGAACAAAGCCGACCTGTCCGCAAGCCAGACCGGGGACGGCGCGTCTACGAATGTCGTCGACCGCGGCGGGTCGACCGGCCCGGCGCTGCTGACCATCACCACCACCGTCGGCGCGACGCCGACATGTACCTACGCGATCGAGGGGTCGGTGGACGGCACCGACTGGTTCTCGGTGGCGTTCGCCGACGCCGCCACGCCGGAGACGGTGTCGGTCGCGACGTTCGCGATCACCACCGCGACCACGGTCCGCAAGATCCTGCGCGCCGACCATCCGTGGCGGTACCTGCGGGTCACCTACTCGGCCAACACCAACGTCACCAACACCGCATCCGTGTGGATCTTCTAGGAGGAACCCGATGCAGGACCAGGAACCCGCCACCGAGGACACCATGACCGCGGCGCTGCTGCGCGAACGTGAAGCCCTCGTGGTGCGCGGCCTCGACGACCGTGTGGCGCAGGTGGACGCGCAGTTGAAGCTGCGCGGCTACAAGCCCGGCGGCGCACAGCAGGCGTCGGACAAGGGCGAGGAGCCGGACGACCCCGCCACCGACGACGCGCGGCAGACGCCCCCGAAGAGCCCCAAGACCGGCGGCGCACGGCAGCAGACCCGGAACGCCGACTGACCGCCGGACGTCGTGATCGGGAGGCGTGATGGTGGCGAACTACGCGACTCTCGAAGAACTGAAGAGCCGGCCGCGGATCGGTGACATCGACGACGACGCGCTGCTCAACAAGGCACTTGCCGCGGCGTCGCGGGGAATCGACAACCGGTGTGGCCGGCGGTTCGACCTCGACACCACCGTCTCCGCCCGCGTCTACAACCCACGCGATCGGGTCGTCCACCAGGACGACGGGGATCTGTTCCTTGTGGACGACATCGGGACGACCACCGGACTGGTGGTGGAGATCGGGTCAGCCGGGTCGTCGACCTGGACCACTGTCACCTCGTCGAACTACGAGGTGTATCCGGACAACACGCTCGCGGAGAACAAGCCGATCGAAGGTCTCCTGCTGTTGAGCTACCCCGTCACCAGCGCACTGTTCCGCTTGAGGGTCACCGCGAAGTGGGGATGGCCGGCGGTTCCCGCGGACATCTCCGAGGCCACTCTCATCCAGGCCAGTCGGTTGTTCGCCCGTAAGGACTCACCCGACGGTGTCCTGGGCGGCAGCGAGTGGGGCGTGGTCCGGCTGTCCCGGGTGGATCCGGACGTCAAGGACATGACCGAGGCGTACGCCAAGGCGGGTTTCGCGTAAGGAGGCCCGGCCGTGGACGTGGTACCGGTGTTCGAAGGGCTACGCGACAACGCCTCTGCGGTCGACGGCTTGCGGTGCTTCGAGTACGTGCCGGACAGCATCGCTCCGCCCGCGTTCTTCCCGGTCGAGGTGTTCACCGAGGACATCTCAGGCCTGGTCGCGGGTTTCGGTGAGTTCACGGTGCGCTGCCAGGTCCTGGTGTCCCGAGGCTCCGACAGGTCCGGCCAGAAGCTCCTCAAACAGTTCCTCGCCGGGGCAGGTTCGGGGTCGCTGCTGGTCGCTCTGCTCGCCGACCGCAGCCTGGGCGGCGCGTGCCACGACCTGCAGTTGCGGCGCATCCACGGCTACCGCACCTACGAACACCAGGGCACCCAGCTCTACGGCGCTCAAGTCGACGTTCTTGTTCTCGGCGCACGAGCTTGACAGGGGGTGGTGGTCGTGGCTGATGTCAACCCGGCGGTGCAGATCGCGCGGGACATGCGGAGACTTCCGGACGAGACCCACAAGGCGCTGCGTCCGAAGCTACGCGAAGCGGGCGAGGTCGTGGCGGCTGACGCACGGCAGCGCGCGAGCTGGTCCTCCCGCATCCCCGGCACTATCCGGGTCAGGACGTCGTTCCGGGAGAACCGCGAGGGCGTCCAGGTCGTCGCTGGTGGATCTGTCGCACCGCACGCGCGCGCGTACGAGAACGTCGCCAACCGCGGCACCACGTTCCGGCACCCGTTCTTTGGCAACCGGAGTGTCTGGTTCGAGCAGAAGGAACGGCCGTATCTGTTCCCTGCTGCCCTGGCCAGTGAGGCTGAGTCGACCGCGCTGGTCCGTACAGCGCTGGACACCGTGGCCGTGTCGTTGGGCTTCGACTGATCACAGAAAGGGACCCCTCCCCATGGCACTGCACACCGGCCTGGCGCTGACCATCGCCACCGAACTGACCAAGTCCGACGGCTTGGCGTCCGCGTCGGCCGACACCCCGTGGACCTACGGATTCCAGTGGCCCGACGGGACCGGAGCGGACCAGGCGAACCGTCTCTACCAGGGCCGCCGCACCCTGTCCGCGTCAGCCAACGAGGACCTCGACCTCGCGGGCGTCCTGACCGACACCTACGCGGCGACGATCACGTTCGCCCGAATCAAGGCGATCATCGTCAAGGCGGCAGCGGGCAACACCAACAACGTCGTCGTAGGTGCCGCGGCTACGAACACCTTCGTCGGCCCGTTCGGTGCCGCAACCCACACGGTGGCGGTGAAGCCGGGCGGGCTGTTCTTGGCCATCGCGCCTGATGCCACAGGGTGGGCGGTCACCTCGACGTCCGCTGATCTGCTGCGGTTCGCGAACTCCGGCGCGGGCACGACGGTCACCTACGACGTGTTCCTGATCGGAGCGAGCGCATGACCGACGTCCGCATCTACCACCCCGCACTGGACCGGTACGTCGCCGTTCCCGAATCGGCGGTGTCGATCCACCGCAACGCCGGCTGGATCCTCGCCGACGAGGTCGGCACCGAAGCCGCCGCCGTCGACAGCGGATCCGCGGGAACGCAGGCAAACGGCTTGGCCGTGCCACCAGAGGAGACGACCGCGAAGACCACGTCGGCCCGCGGCCGCCGTCAGGACAAGGAGCAGTAGCCGATGCCGACCCCCAACATCACCGCGTCCACCCGGTACTTCGACCGCGGCACCACGAAGGTCTACTTTCTGCCGACGGTCGCCGCGACCAACCTCACCCCGACCCGGCTGGAGATGGACGCCGGCACGAACCTCTCGAACGAGGTCGCGGACCTCAGCGGCTGGTCGGTCGCGGGTGAGCAGATCGACACCCCCGCGCTGGGGACCGTGTTCACCGGCAACATTCCCGGCCCCACCAGCAGCCCGGAGTCGTCGATCACGTTCTACGCGTCGTCCAACTCGGTAGATGTTCGTGCGCTGCTGCCCCGCACCACGAGCGGCTACATCATGTGGCTCGACGGCGGCGATGTCGGCGGCAACAAGGCGGACGTGTTCCCGATCAGGGTGCGGTCGGTGGCGAAGATGCGGTCGCTCGGGAACGAGGCGGCCCGCATCGAGATCCAGTTCTCGATCACCGCCACGCCTGGCGAGAACGTCACGGTCCCGGCGTGAGCCTGAGGGACCGGCTTGAAGCCAAACAGAGGCGCAGGATCGACGTGCCGATCCTGGTCAGCGACCCGACACAGGACCAGGCGAACGCTACCGCGCTGGTCACGGCACTGCAGGCAGCGCTCGGGCGGAACGACACCGGCGAGGCCGAGAGGCTGCGGGAGCAGATCCAGGCGCAAGCCGAGAAGATCAAGGAACACTGGGTCGTCGTCGAGTTGCAGGCGATGCCGCGCGACGAGTGGCGGGCCGCCACCGGTGCGTGGCAGACAGTGGAGACCACGGAGGACGGGCCGCAGGTCGTCACCGATTGGGCACAGGCGCTCGCGCCGCTGCTCGCCGAATCGTGCGTCGATCCGGACCTGCGGGACGAGGCGTGGTGGGCGGAGCGGCTCGCCCGGCCGGAGTGGTCGGAGGGCGACACGAACGCCCTACAACTCGCGCTGCTCCAGCTCAACGTGGACGCGGTGGATCCCCAGGTCCCAAAAGGCTGAGGTTCGACCCGTCGTTCCAGGCGCGCATGGCCTACTGCGGGCCGCGGGGCATACCGCTGTCGGTGTTCTTGTCGTGGCGTGAGGACGATCAGCAGGCCGCGCTGGCGTGGCAGGCGTGGGAGGCCCGGCGTTGCCGGGACTGCGGCACCCACCCCGACGAGTGGAACCCGGACAGTGATGGAAGCCGGGACGCCTACACGGCGCGGGTGCACATCTGTCCGGGGTGTGTCGAGCTCGAACGGTTGCGGGAAAGCCCGGAGCTTCAAGGATCGGTTCGGGGTGTGCACCTGCACCTGACCCGACGGTGACACGGGAAGGAGGCTTCCCGTGGCAGGCAACGCCAAGCAGTTGACGTACCGCATCGGCGCAGACATCGGCGACCTGAAGCGGAAGATGATGGAAGCCGGCACTGTCACCCGCGAGATGCGGCGCGAGATGGCGATGCTGATGCGGCAGCAGGCCGAGCACCGGCAGATGCTCTCCGATCTCGGCCAGGGGTTCCTCACCTACGGCGCGGTGGTGACGGCCGGTCTCGCGGTGGCGGGCAAGGCCGCGATGGACTGGGAGTCGGCGTTCACCGGTGTCCGGAAGACCGTGGACGGGTCTCCGGAGGAGATCGCGAAGCTTGAGGCCGAGATGCGTAACCTGGCGCGGACGTTGCCGGCAACGCACGAGGAGATCGCAGGGGTCGCCGAAGCGGCCGGCCAACTGGGCATCAAGCGTGCGGACATCGTCGGCTTCACCAAGGTCATGATCGACCTGGGGAACACGACTAACCTCACCGCCGAGGACGCTGCGACCGGGCTGGCGAAGCTGTCCAACATCATGGGCACCAGTTCGTCGGATGCCGATCGGCTCGGCTCCGCCTTGGTGGCGTTGGGCAACGACGGCGCGTCCACCGAAGCGGACATTCTGGCGATGGCGCTGCGCATCGCCGGTGCCGGACGTCAGATCGGCCTTACCGAGGCACAGGTGTTGGGGTTCGCGTCGGCGCTATCGTCGGTGGGTATCGAGGCCGAGGCGGGCGGATCGTCGATCTCCCGCGTGATGATCAGCATCGAGCAGGCCGTCCGGGCCGGCGGCAAAGCCGTGACGGGCTTCTCCGACGTAGCGGGCATGTCTGCGGGCCAGTTCACCAAGGCGTACAAAGACGACGCCGGGGCCGCGATCGCCGCGTTCATCGCCGGTCTCAACCGGATGCAGAAAGCCGGCGGGGATGTGTTCGGCGTCCTCGACCGGTTGGGGTTCGGCGAAATCCTCGTCCGTGACGCGTTGCTGCGCACCGCGGGCGCGTCGGACATGCTCACCAAGAGCCTCAAGGTCGGCACGTCGGCGTGGGCGGAGAACAACGCGCTCACCGAGGAAGCGAACAAGCGGTACGAGACCAGCGCCTCGAAGCTCCAGGTCGCCGGGAACCAGATCAAGGACACGCTGATCGACGTCGGCGCGGCCATCGCCCCGATCGCAGTGGCAGGGGCTCAGGCGATCGGAGACATGGTCAACGCGTTCCGGAACCTTCCCGGCCCGGTTCAGGAAGTCGTCACCTGGGTCGGCGTGGCCACCGCTGTGGTCGGGGTGTTCGGCGGGGCGGCGTTGATCGCGGTCCCGAAACTGTTGGTGTTCCGGGAGACGATGCGGTCGCTGATCGACGTCGGCGGTGGCATGTCCGGCGCGCTGGGCAAGTTCGGGTTGTTCATGACCGGCCCGTGGGGCGCGGCGATCGGCATCGGCACGACCCTGCTCGGCCTGTTCGGGGTCGCGGTCGGCGGTGCCCAGCGTCGCCAGGAAGAGTTGGCGTCGGCGGGCAAGGCGGTCGCTGACGCACTGCGCGAGCAGAACGGTGTGGTCAACGCGTCGGTGCGGCAGGTCGCGGCGAAGGAAGCCGCAGACAAAGGCCTGCTTCGTCTGGCCCGTACCGCGGGTATCGATCTCGGCACGGTCACCGACGCGATCATCAACCAGGGCTCGGCCTACAACGACCTCCAGACGAAACTGAAAGCCGTCGCCGAAGCGGAGGTCCGGCTCGGTGCCGGCGATGCCGCCAACACGATGTCGGCTACCGGTGAAGCGGCACTGGAGTTGTCCAAGAACCTGGCGCAGGTCCACCAAGAGGGCAACTCCACGGTCCAGACCCAGAAGGACATCACGGACGCGTCCCAGGGGGCCGCCGGTGCCACGAAGTCGCACGCCGAACAGCAGGAGAACCTGGCCACCCGGACAAAGGAAGCCGTCGAGGCTCTCGACGCGCTGGTGAAGGCTCTAGACGAGATCAACGGCGTCACCCTGTCCTACCGGGAAGCGCAACGCGCCTACCTGGATCAACTGGAGACGACCAACCAGGCGCTGGTCACGAACGGCAAAACCCTCGACATCAACACGAAGGCCGGCCGGGAGAACCTGGCAGCGCTCGACGACCAGGCCAAGGCCGCCAACGACCTGGCCGAGGCCGCGGCCCGTGAAGCTCAAGCCACCGGCGGGGCGACCGCCGGCGCGGAGGCGCTGAAGAACTCGCTCGACGCGAGCCGCCCGGCGCTGATCGAGCAGGCCATGAAGTTCGGCATGTCACGCGACGAGGCGGAGAAGTACACCGACTCGGTGCTGGGCATCCCCGGCGCGGCATCGACCGCGATCCTCACGCCCGGCTCGCAGATGGCGTTGGCGGAGCTCCAGCGGGTCCATGCCGCAGTCCTCGGTGTGCCTCCGAACAAGGAGGTCAACGTCGGGGTGCTCAGCGCGGCTGCCCAGCAGACCCTGCGTGATCTCGGGTTCCAGGTGCGTACGTTGCCGGACGGCACGGTCACGGTGAACGCCAACGACAACCCGGCACGAGACCGGACGAACACCCTGATCACCGACATCAACAACCGGTCCGCGAGCCTCCGCATCAACCTCATCAAGGGCAGCAACGCGTTCGGCCAGATGCTGCCGATCGCGCAGGGCGGCATCGTCGCCTACGCGGGCGGCGGTGTGCACGAGAACCACCAGCCGATCGTCGCCAAGGCCGTGCCCGGCATGGTGCGGGTGTGGGCGGAGCCCGAGACCGACCGGGAGTCCTACATTCCGTGGGCGATGGACCGGCGGAGCCGGGCCACCAACGTCTTGCGGGTCACGGCGGAGGCGTTCGGCTACGACCTTGTGGCGCGGGGCTCCGGGTTGATGCGCCTCGCCTACGGCGGCACCACGGGCGCCTCGCCCGCGTCAGCCGCGACACGGGTGGAGAAGCACTTCCACCTCGCCGTCTACCAGGCCGGCAACACCACCGTCGATCTTCGCGCGCAGTTCGCGCGCCTGGAAACCATGTCGGGGTTGTAATGGCGGAGACGATCGTGTGGGTCGACCCCGACGGCGTGTCCACCACTCTGCACGGCGGGTCGGGCATGTTCGCGGCGTGGAACGTGTCCGGGCGGTTCAGCCCGCCCACACGGTTCGAGGAGGAGGGCATCCCGGAGGGGGACGGTTCCCGGTTGCGGGCTGTTCACCACGGGCCCAACGACATCGTGCTGCCCGTGTGGGTACAGGCGGCGACGGACGCGGCCCTACGGACATCGGTACGTGCGCTGGTGAGCAGCATGAACCCGAAGAGGGGCGACGGGATTCTCCGCATCACCTCCCCGCTGGGCGACCAGCGCGAGGTCGTGTGCCGGGTCGTGACCGGCTTGGAAGGCGCGGAGAGGATCGGCGACACGACCGGCGACGCAGCCCAGTTGCTGCCGCTCGTGTTTCGCGCCCACGACCCCTACTGGCAGGACACCTCGGACACCGTGTCAGGGCCGTGGACGGTCGGGTCGAGCCCCGGATCGTTCTTCCCCCTGTTTCCACTACGGCTGGCCAGCAGCGAGGTGTTCGCGCAGGTCACCGTCGTCAACACCGGCGATGAAGACGCGTGGCCGGTGTGGACCGTCACCGGCCCGGGAGCCAACCCGAAGCTGAAGAACCTGACCACCGGAAAGACGCTCGACTTGGCCTCGTACACGATCGCCGCCGGGGAGGTGGTCACGATCGACACCCGCCCGACTGGCGCGAATCGCAAGACGGTGCAGTCCAGCACCACCGGCAACCTGTACAGCAAACTGACCGCGGTCTCAGCGCTCTGGTCGTTCGTACGCGGGTCGAACTCGGTCTCCATCGAAATGGGCTCCGCTACGTCCGCGTCCTCGGTACAGGTCGCGCGCCGTCATCGTTACCTGGCGGCATGACGTGCCATACACGGTGTACGCGCGTAGCCCTCTGCTGCTGCGCAACGGCGAGGCCGATTTCGTCGAAGCGGAATTCAACGTGCGGTTCAACGCGGTCGGGTCGTGGGAGTTGAAACTGGACGGACGCTCCACGCTGATCGACCAGCTTCTGTCGCCGGGCTGGGGTATCGAGGTGGTGAACGACGACGGCATCACCGTACTGTCGGGCCCGGTCGACGAGCGCCGCCGCGAGTTCGACGCGTCGCGGAACCTCGTGACGCTGTACGGGTCGGACGACAACACCCACCTCGCGGAACGGCTCGCTAACCCGGAGCCCGCGACGGCACTGCCGCCGTACTCGACCAACGCCTACGACGTGCGCAGCGGCACCTGCTCCACCGTGCTGCGCGCCTACGTCAACGCCAACCTTGGCGCCGGGGCGCTGGGGCCGCGCAGGGTCACGGGCATGGGGCTGCAAGCCGACCCGCTGGTCGGCAGCAGCGTCACCGGCCGGGCACGGTGGCAGGTCCTGCTGGAGTTGTTGCAGGAGTTGGCGCAGAAAGGCGGCGGCCTCGGGTTCCGGGTCCGGCAGGTAGGCGCCGCCTTGCAGTTCCAGGTGTACCAGCCGGTCGACCGCTCCGGCACCGTCCAGTTCAGCGTGGACAAGGGAAATCTCGCGTCCTACACGTACCGGGCCGCGCGGTCGAGTGTGAACTACGCCTACGTCGGCGGCGGCGGGGAAGGTACCGCGCGGACGGTCCGCGAAGCGCAGGACTCCACGGAGATCGCGGTATGGCGGCGCATCGAACGGTTCGTCGACCGGCGCGACACGACCGACACGACCGAGCTCGACCAGGAAGCCGCCAAGACCCTCACCGAAGGCAAGGGAGAGACGTCGGTGTCGGTCGTCCCGGTCGACCTGCCCGGCTCGGCGTACCTCACCGACTACGACCTGGGTGACCGGGTGTCCGCGGTCGTGGACGACACGATCACCGACGTGATCCGCGAAGTGAAGATCACGCTCACCCCGGACGGCCCGCAGAAGGTGCAGCCGTCGATCGGAACCCCCGGCTATCAGGACGTCCTGAAGCTGTTCCGCTCCCTACAGAAGATCAATACGCGTGTGACGAACCTGGAGCGGAGGTGACCGCGTGGTAGCGATGGACGCCTACGGGCCGTTCGACTCCGGAGCGGGCGCGAACATCACGGAAGCCACGTGGCGCAGGTTCATGAAGCGGATGCGCGGCGACCTCACCGCGGCCCGCTCCGGGGTCATCCGGGACGCTGGCAACACCCTGCAGGTGTACGACGACAACACCGGGATGCAGGTCAAGGTGAAGACCGGCGAGGTGTGGATCGAAGGCCACTGGGGTGAGATCACCAGCGACAAGACGATCGCCATCACCGCCGCCGACCCGACTTTCGCCCGCAAGGACCGGATCGTCGCAGCCGCCGACTTCGTCAACAACTCGATCGACGTCTACCCGCTGACGGGTATACCCGCCGCATCTCCCTCGGTTCCCCCCCTTACCCAGGACGGCACCAAGCACGAGATCAGCCTGGGCATCATCGACATTCCCGCGCTTGACACGTCGATCAGCGGACAGACCACCGACGCACGCCACTACCTGGACCTGCCCTACGTCTCCAAGGTGACCACGTCCGACGTCACGGTCAACAATTCCACCACCCTGGTCGACGTCACCCAACTGTCCATGCCGGTCAGCTCGAACGCCGTCTACGCGATCACCGGCCTGCTGGTCGTGCAGTCCGGCACCACACCCGACGCCAAGATCCAGATCACCGGGCCGACCGGCGCGTCGGCGCGGCTGTCGGGCAGCCGCCTGTCTGTCACCACGACGTCCACCCAGGGCGACCTCGACGCCGCGGCGATCCCGATCGCTTCGGACTACCTCATCGGCGGCCCCGGCGTCGGCAACACCGAGGGCGCTGGCCTCAACGGGCGCGTATCCACGTCGGACACCGCCGGGACGCTGACCCTGAAATTCGCGCAGAGCACGGCGGACGCGTCCAACACGGTCCTGGTTCAGGGCTCGTGGCTGGAGCTCCGGCGCGTGGCTTGAAACGGAGACCCATGACCCTCGACCGTCTGCACGCCTTCCGTCGCATGCTGTCCCGCCGGTTCATTGACACGGTGGATGTCGTGTGTGTCGGCACGAGCTCCACGTTCGGCACCGGAGCGTCGGCCGTCGACGCGGGGATAGTGTCCCGCCTCGGCCAGATCCTGCGCGGCCGGCTCGGCAACGGAACCGCGGGCGTGCACTACCTGCCCACCCATCCGGACTGGACCCGTAGCGGGTCGTGGGCGCACGTGGGCCGGGACTTCGGGCAGGCATCGACGTCTCTCACCGCGGGCGGATCACTCGCGCGCACCGCCCTGTGCACCGGGTTCCGGGTGTGGTTCAAGCAGGGCACCTCGATGGCTGCCACCTTTACCGTGTACGTCGACGGCACCCCGCACACGGTCGCCGTACAGGCGGGCAACATGGGCGCCTACGACGGCGTGTGGACGTCACCGGTACTGCCTCGCGGCCAACACACCCTGCTGATCGCCGGGCCGACGACCGGCAGCGCCGAGATCGGCGGCGTGTACGCGTTCGACGGCGACGAGCAGATCGGCGTACGGGTGTGGAACGCTGGCACCCCAGCGGTCATCAGCGCGGTGTGGGTGTCGGGGGCGGCTGCCGCAGCGTCGCACTGGCGGCGAGCCGGGAGCCTGGACCCGGCACTGATGGTGATGATCGTCGGCAGCAACGACCACGCCACCCAGATCGATCCCGCGACGTTCAAGGCCAACATCGGCAGCGCGATCCGGTACGCGCGGCTGGCCTCCCGCTCACCGCTGCCGGTGCTGCTTGTGCTTCCGTACCTGCGGCCCGGCCTCGGCCTCGGCACCTACTCGTTCGCGTCCTACGGGCAGCGGCTGGCGGAGCTCGCCGCCGAGTTGCCCGACGTCGACTACCTCGACGTGAGCCCGCACTGGCCAGTCGACGAGGCCTCCGACGTCGACCACCTGTTCAACGCGGACGGGGTGCACCCGTCTGACGCCGGTCACGCCTGGATGGCCGAACTGATCGCCGGGCACCTGCTCGGCGACCCGATCACCGCGCAGGCCTCGGCCACACCGCCGCCTACATCGGCGGACCCGGCGGACCTGCCCGGCCTGGTCTCGGCCTGGCGCGCGTCTGACCTCGCCGTCGGCGCCGACGGCGACCCGGTTGCGTCGTGGGCACCGTATGCGGGCAGGGAGACCGCCGCACTCGCGCAGACGAACACCGCGCGGCGGCCGGTCCTGCGGATGAGGCAGGCAGGCGGGCAGCCGGCCGTTGAATTTCGGCAACCCACCGCCCCGTACAGCACCAACGGTGCCTACCTGTCCACCCCGGCGTGGTCCATCCCCGCTGGTGCCGCATGCACGGTCGTCGGCGTGATGCGCCTGGACCGCAACTACGGCAACGCCTGGTCCGGCGTCGGGTCGGCGTTGTCGATGCTGATCCTGGGCAGCAGCGACATGGTCATGGGCATGATGTCCGGCGCGTCCACCAACGGCTCCTACGTCACCACCGGGGCCCACCGGTGGGCGGTGTACGCCGCGGTCTACAACGGCCCCGACTCGCGGATGTGGCAGACCGGCTGTCCGGTCCAGCAGGTCACGATCGGCAGTCACGCCAGCGCCGGGCTAGGCGGGCTCACCCTCGCTGCGAACGCTTCGGGCGGCAACACCGGAAACCTCGACGTCGCCGAACTGTTCGTCTACCACCGCGCGCTCACCGACACCGAGGCACAGGGCGTTCTGGACGTCCTGGCCCGCCGCTACAGCATCGACCGCGCCGGGCATTCCCAGGGGTAGCCGTTACCACGTCTGCCAGTAGCGCTCGTCCCAGTCGTCCTCGGCAGACGGTCCGACTGGCGCAGCGGCGCGACGCCACAAGGCAGTGATCCACGTTCGAAGCGCAGAAAGCCAGGCGTGCATGGTCGCCTCCTCTGCCTCGAACATCGCTGGTCCCGCCATCAACGCTACAGCCGACCGACTGTAGCCACCCGGAGGTGGCGATGTCCGTGATCGGGAAGCGCCTGCGAAGCCACTGGCTGCTGGCGTTGGCACACCTGTTCTTCATCGCCGCCGGCGCG